TTATTTTTCTTCAGGAAATGCATACTGTGCCTTGTACCGGGCAAAGCGCTCAGCAAAAGCCGCACTTTCATGGAGTTCGCCGGCTTTCAGCGCATTCAGGTACTCGTGAGCCTCCAGCTTGCCCTCCGATACCTGCAGCATCTCCACTGCCACATTGGAGCAGTGGTCTGCTGTCCGTTCAAACGCAGTCAGTAAATCTTCCAGCACGAAGCCGTATTCCACACTGCAGATTCCATCCCGCAGGCGGCGGACATGGCGGGACTTGACTTCCCGGACCAGAGTATCCACAACCTGCTCCTGGGGTTCCACCTTCAGTGCCAGTTCCCGGTCAAACTCTTCATAGGCCATAACAGTACGATCCATTACATCAGCAATGGCCCGGGTCAGCACCTCCAGCTCTGCTTTGGCCGCCGGTGAGAAATCCATTTTTTTCTCTTCCATTTCCAGGGCTGCTTTGCCCACGGAAACCGCATGGTCTGCCATGCGCTCAATGTCGGCTGTGGTGTACAGCAGCGTATTCAGAATCCGGTTATCCTCAACAGACAGCTGCATATTGGACAGTTTCACCAGATAGGTGCCCAAAGCATCCTCGTACCGGTCAGTTTTATCCTCCAACGCAATGACCTGCTCCATGACTTTTATATCGAATTTTCGGGTCAGTGTCATGGCCAGTGTCATAGCCTCCCGGGCAGTGGCAATCATCTCGGAGGCCACTTCATGGGAGCGATGGATGGCCACAGAAGGAGTTCCCAGCAGTCGCTCATCCAGAAGCTCCTCTTTCTGAGGCGTTCCTTCGCTGGGAATCACCAAGTAGGCAAGCTTCACCAACAGACCGCTCATGGGCATCAGCACGCAGGTAGCTGCCACATTGAAGCAGGTATGGATGACAGCAATATCCCATGCGGCAGCCGTTTCATTTAAGAATTTCCAGTCAATAAACACGCCCAGGCCATAAAACACAACTGCAAAGAGCGCCACACCCACCACATTGAACAGCAGGTGAACCAGCGCCGTCCGGCGGGCATTTCGGTTGGCACCGATGGAACCCATCATGGCGGTCACACAGGTACCAATGTTCTGACCCAGAATGACAGGAATTGCACTGCCATAAGTCACCACACCCGTGCCGCAAAGTCCCTGAAGAATACCCACAGATGCGGAAGAGGACTGGATAACGGCTGTCAGGGCAGCACCGAACAAAATGCCCACAATGGGATTGGAGAAGGAGATCATCAGGTCTGCAAACCAGGCTTCCTCCCGCAGGAACTTCATGGAACCACTCATCAAATCCATGCCGGTCATCAGCGCCATGAAACCCAGCAGGATGGTGCCGATGTTCTTCTTTTTCTCGGAAGCAGTGAACATATACAGCACAATGCCGATGGTACCCAGAACGGGAGACAGGGTGCTGGGCTTGAACAGCTGGACCAGGAAGCTGTCGCCCTCCAGTCCGGCAAGGGACAAAATCCAGGCAGTAACGGTGGTACCGATATTGGAACCCATGATGACACCCACCGCCTGCTGCAGCGTCATGATACCGGAGTTAACGAAGCCAACCACCATGACCGTGGTGGCCGAAGAGGACTGAATCACGGCAGTGACCGCCATGCCAAGCAGGAAGCCCTTGAACACCGTGGAGCTCATCTTTGCCAGGATGGTTTCCAGCCTGCCGCCGGCAGTCCGTTCCAGAGCCTTGCCCATTACATCCATGCCAAAGAGGAACAGAGCCAGTCCACCCAGCAGGGAAACCAATTTCAAAATATACATTGTCATATCAATACTATTTCTCCTTTTGGAAATATTATTCAGATTCAACACAATGTATTATAAATTGCCTTTTTTGTAAAATCGACGAAATCCATGCAAAACTTAGGTAAAATCTATGTTAAATAAAGACTGCCTTGTCTCTTCCCTCTTCGGAATAAACCGGAAGAGATTTGTCGCTCTATTGCAGAAATTATACCCAAACAGGACTTAAATTCTTCATTCCAATTCTCAAAATGAATGTCCCTTCCGGGTACACCGGAAGGGACTCGTTACACTATAGTGTCGATGCGGTCAAGCCCGCATCGAGCAAGTGTCCGCCGGACACTTGCATTCAATTATTCGAGTCCCTTCCTCACAATATGCAAAAAAGCAGATACCCCAATGGGTATCTGCTTTTTTGGTACCCCTGTCATGTCCAAATACGAACCAGAAACCGCGCTGCAAAATTCAGACACGCCCGCATTTTGAACCGCCGAGAACGGCACCAGGGCCGCCCCGGCCTTATCGACATTAAAGATAATTTTCAAATAATCTTCATAGACGAAGACAGAGTGGACTAGAGCGCCAAACACCTGCTTGCGGAAGTCCGGGCTATTCTTGTCACCATGGCGGAAGCCGTCGAGCCAGCAGGCTACCGCTTCGGCCTTGACTTCTAAAGACGCCTGTACCGTGGCCCTGTCGATCTGCTGACGAAGGGCCGACCGGTCTGCTTCGGAATCCATAAGCATTTGTTTTGTCGTTTCGGTTATAATGCCCTGGGCAATGGCCGCGCCTATGTTCTTCAGCTGTTTTTCTACTTCGGCCAGCTGCGCCCGAAGGCTGGACAGCAGGGCCTTGCTATCGCTGTTTTCTGCACACCGGCGTTCAACCTCTGTGGAAATATAGGCTATATTTTCGTCTGTCAGAGCATCAAGGGCTGATTGCAACACCGCCGCTTCGATCAAATCCAGCTTAACGTTTTTCTTATCGCATTTCCTGGCCCGCCGGTTATTGCAGATATAGTAATAATGTCGGGCACCCGTATGGCTGGTTCCTGCGGTGCCGGTCATGGGAGAACCACACAAGCCGCAGAACAGTTTCCCGCTGAGCAAGTACGGCACTTCTGCCTTATAGGCACCGGGCCGGTGGCGGTTAGCGTCAAGTTTCCGCTGCACCCGGAAAAAAAGCTCGTCCTCTATGATACGCGGAACACCGCCCGCGATACTGACCGTGCCACCGTATTCGTAGACGCCTATATATTTTTTGTTCCGTAGGATCGTGGAAAAGCTGGACCGGGTAAAGGCTGCGCCCTTTGCAGTTTTGTGGCCTTCTTTGTTAAACTGGTCCGCCAGCTGCCCCATAGGCTGCCCACTGTCGTACCACTCAAAAACGCGTTTTACCAACTCGGCACCCACCGGGTCAATCTGCCACCGCTTGTCTGGACCGGAGCGGTACCCCAGGGGAGCACCACCGGTGACCTGGCAATGCTGCGCCGCCTTATTCATGCCGCGCGTTACATCTTCGGATAGTTTGGCGCTGAAATATTCGGCAACCGTTTCAATCATACCCTGGGTAATGACGCCCGCGCTTCCTTGGGGTATAAATTCCGTTACGCTGATAAGGTGGACCCCGGCAGCTTCCAGCTGCTTCCTGTACAGGGCGCTTTCAGCTCGATCCCGGAAGAAACGGTCATACCGCCAGACCAGAATGCAATCCACCACGCCGGTGCTTGCGTCCCGGATCAGCCGCCGGAAGTCGGCCCGGTTCTCTGTCCTGGCACTGCGCGCCCGATCAATGTATTCACCTACCACGGTGATATTATGCTTTTCGGCGTATTCCGTGCAAATGTCCATTTGTCCTTCTATGCTTAGTTCCTGTTGCTTGTGGCTGGAAAATCGGCAATAGATAAAAGCGCGCACGGTGGGATCCCCCTTTTCTGGAATTTACTTCTTCAACACTATGGGAATGTTTCGATTAAAGGCCATTCTGAGTCACACCGTATTCTGCCTGTTCCACGGTAAAGCCTTCATATGTCAACTGGTCAATCAGTCCGGCACGGGAGAAGGAAGAATAGTCCAAATAATCCTTTGCTTTCTTTGCTGCCTGCTCGTTCCAGTCTGCACCGCAGTTGTCCGCTGCCTGGGTGGCCTGTTCCGTGGTAAAGCCCTCATATTCCAACTGACCGATTAGGCCGGTATAGGAAAAAGCGGAATAGTCGAGATAATCAACGGCTTTCTTTTCTGCCTGTTCGAACCAATCTGCACCGCAATTGTCCACGGCGTATATAGCTTCCTCAGTGGTGAAGCCTTCGAATTCCAACTGACCAATCAGGCCAGTATAGGAAAAAGCGGTATAAGCAAGATAATCGTGGGCTTTCCTCAGCGCATTCTTTTCGCCAACGGTTGCGGTATCAATAACGGCGGGTGCTTCGGTTGCCTGTGTGGTGGCCACAGTTTCTTCGGGAACAGTGGCGGCGGTTGTGTCAACGGGTGCCGCAGTCGTTGACATTTCGGTGGCGGGCGTAGTTTCTGCGGGCGTTTCGGTATCACTGCCGCAGCTGCCAAGCAGGAAAATAACCACGATCACCCAGAACCACCAACGCTTATATAAAGGTTTTTTAGCCTTTTTTACCTTCTGCTTTTTACCGGGCTTTTCGCCACCCTCTACGGGAGCGCCGCAGTGAGAACAGAACTTGCCAGCTTCGTCAATTTCCTGGCCGCATTTCTTACAGTACATAAATTAAACCCCTTTTCTGTTTATATCGCAACGCACATAAGCGCGGCTGCATCTTATCTTCCCGCCCATCGTGGCGGGATTTTTTATTTATCCGATCTGTTCTTCCAGGTTGGAAACACGATCAACCTTTTTATATACAGTCGCCGCCATGGCAATGGTTTGCAATATGTATTCCTTGCCTTGTTGGTTCAATGCGCGATAGGCAGCAAGCAACTGCATTTCGTCAGCGGACAAAGACAAAGCGGGCTGAGATTCGCCGTAAAATTCCGCAATGCTGCTAACGCCGTAAAGTTCACAAAGTACCAGCAGCATATCAGCATCCGGCTGACCCCGGCCACATTCCCATGCCGAAACGGTTTTACCGCTTTTGCCGATTTTGTCCCCAACGTCGTTGATAGTAAGCCCTGCGCGGGTCCGAAATTCCTTTAATTTTGTTGCGAGTGTCATTCTAACCATACAAACGCCACCTTTCTTATCTGCTATTGTACATGAACAAAATATAAAAGTAAAGGAAAAATCTATGTTTTATAGAAAAAAAGATATATAATGTCTTGACATTCTACAAAACATAGATTATATTATTCACGAAGTCTAAAAAACGTAGATTTTAGCAAAGAGGTGATTACATATGAGAGCGAACGAGGTTATCAAGGAACATCTTGCAAACAACGGTATCAAGCAGAATTTTGTCGCAGAGCGGGCCGGGATTCCTCCCGAACTGTTCCGCCGTTCTCTGGATGGAAACCGCAAAATCCCTGCCGATGAATTTGTGGCAATCTGCACCGTGCTGTCCCTTGATATTGACGATTTTAAGAAGGAGCCGGAGACGGCATAAAAAAGGGGTGCCACCAATGAGCCGCATAAATAAAGACGCTGCCGCCCAGTTGGTGGCATCGATCTGCCGGGAAAAGCTATGGGCAACCCCGGAGGAAACAGCCGCATGGTTGAAAACTGAAACTGGGCAGCGTATTGCTGTCCTTATTGAAAAGGAACGGAGGAGCCGGAAATGAGCGACACAACCCCCGTTATTGACGTCGGAGAAATTGACCCCAAGACGGGCCGTCCGCAGCTGTCCTGGACACGGGATACAGAAATCTGGGCACCGTGCCGCCTGGGTGAAGCCTTCACCCTGCGGGACCTGGGACGCGAAAAAGAACAATACCTTTATGGCATTAAGGCGGATTGGATGGGTCAGCACGGCGACGCCATGTGTGTGAGAAGTCCAGACGCCTTAGAAAAAGAACACCCGCAAGTCAGCTGTTTGGGCGCAGGCCCCCGGCCATGGGCCTGCTGCTGGACCTATGAGCCAAAAATCAAGATTACCCCGCCGGTATGGTGCTGGAAGTTCCAGGACGATACCATGTTCGGTCTGGAATTGAAACCGAAGCGCAACGGCAACCGGCGCAAGGCGAAACTGGACTGCGTAATGATTCACAAGGGCCGCCCGGTTTATTGTGTCGTGGTGGAAACTTCCGACGGTGAGAGCCGCAAGTACTATGACAGCATCCCGGTTTTGGATCCCTATTTCGCGCCGATCTGGCCCGCAACTACCGAGGAAACCCAGGAAGTTGCAGAACCGGCCCCGGAGCCGGTGGCCGATCCTGTGGCGGAAACCGTAACAAATGCCCCAGAGCCGGAACGAACCGGCCCGGAAGCGGAACGAACCCCGGAAAATACGGAACAGACAACGGATTCCGAAAATAGCGCCACCGTGGCCATTTTGCCGTCGCTGGCAAATTGCCCGGAGCGGGACACCACCGCCGACGCCCTGGACGCTGCCGTCTACGCTGTCGGCGGGATCATCCACACCCCCGGCCAGGAACTGGAAGCAGGCCCCGGCGAACTGATAGTACCGCCGGATCAGCTGCGCCGGGTGCTGACCACATCCAACACCGCCGACCTGGTGGCGGCGTATCTGACCCAGGAAGACGAAGACGCCCCGGCCAGCTGGACCGGGACGGAGAACAGGCCGCCCGGTGCCTGCATCGGCGGCAAGACGCCTTTCAGCGGAAAATATTACTATTATGTGTGGTTTGAAGAACCACACACGGAGGGAGAAGCCCATGAGTAAAAAGCAGGCCCACAACACCCAGCCCGCCAAACCGGCAGGCATGAAAAAACTGGAACACCGGGGCTATGTCATTGTCCAAAGTCCCCGTAACCATCATGTAATGATTGGCAAGGATGGCCGCACGGTCTACCATGCCAGCTTCGACCGCCCCTTATCAAATAAGGAACTGCGTAAACGGGTGGACGACTATATCAACGTTACCGAAGCGCTGGCATAAGGGGGTATTTTTATGAGCGGAAACCCCCACACCCCAGAAATAGAACGCGAGAAGCGGCAGGCCCTGGCCCGTTTTCAGAAAGAAATGGACGCCTACGGCCTGCGGGTAACGCCCAAAGTGGCGGTAATGTCAACCAGCGAACCCAATACCGTTATGCTTGCCATGCAGACGGAAGCCTACCCCGTCCGGGGTTATGGGTCCCATATCAAGCAGCTAAAGGCTGCCGGGTTTTGGGTTTTCCGGTGGCGGCAGGTAGAAACCGTCAAGCGGAGAAACAGAACCGTTTCCGTACAGAAGGGATATTTCCAGGTAACAAAGGTCCGAACGGCATACATACACGGCGAAAGTGAGGTAGGAGCATGACCACCCACGAAGAACGGCAAAAGGTATATGCCGACGCCCTGGCAACCTTTGGAGTAAACACCCAGTTGGTTGTTGCCCTGGAAGAACTGAGCGAGATTCAAAAGGAAGTGTGCAAGGCCCTGCGGGGATTCACACACCCGGCCCAGGTGGCCGAAGAGATAGCAGACGCCACCATTATGCTGGAACAGCTGCGGTACATCTTTAACGTCGGCCCTGCCGTGGATCAGATGGTAGACCGTAAAATTGCCCGGTTGGTCCAGCGGATCCACGATGCAAAGGAGTAACCCATGAGCAGAAAGAGATTCAAACCCACGACCGGGGAAATTTACTTAAACAGGAATTGCAAACTTTACCTTTGCGGCGACGTCTGGGACAACAACACCCCGGAACCGTCCTACTGTGCCCGCATGACCAACACGGCCACCGGCTGGACCTTTGTAGCCCATGGCATCGTCCAATATGAGGACGGGACAATAGAATGGGATTATAGCAGCGGTGGACGATTCGGGGAGGTGCCGGCATTATGAGCGCGGCAGGCCCCAACCCAGACCGGCCCTGTCAAGGGTGCCCGGATAGATACCTGGCCTGTTCAGACCATTGCCAAAAGCCGGAGTATATCGCCTGGAAAACAAAGCAGGCCCAAATCCGGGAAGCCAAACAGCGGGAAGCTCATATCTGGGGATATACTGCCAATGAAATTCGAAAGAACAGAACCAAGGGGGGGAGACGGTAGCCAACTAGAATAGGCAAACTGTGGGTAATGTGCCGATCAACATCGGCGGCACAATCTGAAAAGGGGGTAAAAATGTACGAGCATTTCAGAAACGACTTTCAGTGTGCAGCAATTGAGCACGGAATGTCGCAGCGGGCTTTGGTGGATGTTTTGGGGCTGCTGGATAAACTGGCAACCCGATACGACATCCAAAAGAAGGAAACTTCTCTGACTGTTTACAACGAGGAAGTGCCGGAAGTGGTAAAAATCTATCTGGTATGCAAGAAGATTGAAGGATTATCCCAGAGAACCCTTGACACCTATCTTCGGATGCTGAAGCTGTTCTTCCGTGAAATGAAGAAACCGCTACCGCAAATCACCACAAACGAGATACGAGTGTATTTGTTCGGTTATCAGCAACAACGGGGTTGCTCCAATCGATCCCTGGATAAATACCGGCAATACTTGGCCAGTTTCTTTTCCTGGGCAGCAGATGAGGGTTATGTACAGTGTAACCCCATGCGTACCATCCCGGCTATCAAATATGAGAAGAAACCACGGATAAATCTTACACAGTTGGAATTGGAATATCTGCGGCAAAGCTGCCAGACACCCCGGGAACGGGCAATTATTGAATTCCTGTTCTCAACCGGGTGCCGCGTCTCTGAGCTTTCTGGCGTGAAGATGTCTGACATCGACTGGACAGCCCGGACGGTGCATCTGTTCGGCAAAGGCAGCAAGCACCGGACCAGCTTCATCAACGCCAAGTGCGAAGTTACTCTGAAAGCCTACCTAAAAACCAGAAGCGATAACTGCGAATACCTGTTCGTGACGGAGCGAAAGCCCTACCGTCAACTGAAAAAGGATGCTCTGGAAAAGATCGTCCGCAAAGTATCCTCCAGGACATCGTCTGAAATGCAGAAACACGTTACCCCTCACATCCTGCGCCATACCACCGCAACACTGGCATTACAAAACGGTATGCCCATTGCAGATATAAGCAAGCTGCTCGGTCATGAGAAAATCGACACAACCATGATATATGCACATACTTGCATGGAGTCGGTTCAGGCTGGGCACCGGAAATATGTTGTTTAGTTAAGAGAAAGGAAAATTTACCATGGATGAAGATATGCAGGTTTTTAACATGGTGAAGCGAAACCCCACAAGAAAAGTGGATGCAGACAACCTTCCCCCCATCGTTATTGACCAAGAAGGCCGCCTGTTCTTCACCGATCCCACGCCCACCGTGGCTGACATAATGAAAACAGCGGCGGGTCTGCTGGTGCTGGCCTTCGGGCTGTTCGTCGGCGTCCTGGGTGCGGTGGCAGTCCTTGCCACCGGCACCGCAAACGCCACCGTTTTGACATACTGTGCTATTGGCCCCATGTCTGTGGCGGCCATTATCAACTTGAAGGGAGAAAAGAAATATGTCCAACAGTAACAAACGCCACACCATTGACGAAGTTTTAACTGCCCTGCACCTTTGCGGCCCCGATTATCATAACGGAGCCTGCGAAAAGTGCCCCTTTATCCGGGAATGCTTACCCGGCGATAATGACGCCCTGGTGGCGGAAGCCGCCCTGACCATCGAAACATTGCTCCGCATGAATGACGAAGCAATGGCCCGGTTGGCCCGGTTCGCTGAGCTTTTGCAGACCGGCAATATTACGGTATTCGTTATCGGCCACAAGTGGCACCGTGGCAGGAGCCGGGAAGAATATTGGATCAATACGGGCCGCTTCCGCGTGGCCGACATGGACAAGCTAGGCAAAACCGTCTTTTTGAAAAAGGCGGACGCCGAAAAGGAAATACGGAGGTTGCAGCATGGTTATAGATGAAACCGCCCTGCTGCGGGCAATTCGTGAAGACTACCGGGGCCTGGGTTACACCGTGGCCCGCCGTGCCGGATCAGACGACGGCGACGAAGACGAAAGCGTCCTGGTTCTGGATTCCAGCGACTGGCTGGTAGAAATTGAATGGAAGAACGTATCCCCTAAAGTTATCGGCCTTATTGCCCAGCACTTGAAAGGTCTGCCCCGTATTGGTGAAGCCTTCACCGTACAGAAGAAAGAAACCAAAACCACCATTTTCAATATGGTGGACCGGTACCCGGAGATCGACCCCAAAGCACCGGTTATTGCTGCCCATCGTACCCGGCTTATGTATGAAAATATGGAGGTCTGGCAGAAAGACGGGAACAATGGCTGTATGTTCGTCCCGGCTGAAACGGCGGATATGCTGCTGGATCATGGCCGGGTAGTGAAGTGGGTACAAGGCGGCCTTTGCCTGGAAGGTAAGGCATCCCGGATTCGTATTCTGCATTGTACATACAAGCCCATGGATCACCAGCAGGACGCTATCAACTTCTTAAACGGAAAGCGCTGGTGGTAAAGCTATGAAATACGCCTGCAATAAATGTCACCGTGTGGCAGAAGATTTCCAAATAAACAACTGGCTGAGAATTACTGTACACACCAAAACCGGCGCCGGTAGCAGTAAGGAAATATTACTTTGCCCGGATTGTAAGCGTGGTTTTTGGAAAGCGGTAGATCACGACATCACTTTTGATAAATGAAACAGCCTATGAATAACAAGAACAACAACTGGGCCGTGCTGCTGCCGATCAGAAAGCAACACGCGGCCAATATCTACGCCGGGACAAAGACGGTGGAGCTTCGGAAGACTGTTCCCCGCTTCGATCCTGGCAGCTACAACCCGGCGAAGTACCCCTTCCGGGTCTATATGTATGAAAGCAAGGCAGACGGCGGGGCCGGAGCCGTAACCGGCTTTTTCGACTGCCCCGGCTACCTGGGCACCTGCGGCCAGTATATGGAGGACATGGCCCAGCGGGCACAAGTCAGCATGGATTACCTTCTGGAGTATGCGACGGGCGGCTGGGTCTATGGTTGGATGGTCAATGACCCCCAACGCCTGCCGGAACCGGTGGCCCTGGCCGCTATTGGCATCGACCGCGCGCCCCAGAGTTGGCGGTACCTGGGGACAGACGCCTGCAAAGTGTTGGAGGTGGCGGCCCGTGGATCCCCGGCAGAATAACCCACCTTATTGGTACTATTACGACTTCGGCCACCTGGAACCGGGCCGGTATTACTGCGGCGACAGCTTCCAGCTGCTTCCTGCGGTGGAAAGTGAAAGCGCGGACATGGTTCTGATAGACCCGCCCTATGGCATGGACAAGGATAAAACATGGGACACCTTCGACAGCAAAGCCGACTATTTGGCGTTCATGGGGCGGGCCTTTATCCAGGCCCAGCGCATACTCAAACCAAACGGCACTATGGGCTTTTGGCACAACGATCTACAAAAGATTGCATGGCTATGCGACTGGTTAGAGAAAAATACTGATCTGCGGTTCGCTACCTGGGGCCTATGGGTGAAGCCTACCCACCGGAAAAAGCTATGGGCCTGCCCTGGCCCTGGCAATACCCTGCGTAGCTGGTTCAACATTGGCGAGTTCTGCGTGTTCTTTGTGAAGGCAGAGCCGGGAACGGCCTGGAATAAAACCGGCCTGGAACTGGCCCGCCTGGACCCGGAAAACTTCGGCAGCCTGCGCGACTACTTCCGCCGCCTGCTGGAATACACCGGGGCCACCAAACGGCAGATAATAGAAACCGTCGGCCAATCCGCAGACCATTGCTTCCGGTTCAATAGTACACAATGGCTATTACCCACCCGCGAAACCTACCTCAAGATCGTGGCGGCCTTCCATTGCGACAGTTGGGAAGGGTACCGCACCTTCGACGATCTGAAAGCAGAACAAGACAAAACCGTGGCGGGCTATGCCGATCAGATACAGGCAGCCAACGCCGCCCGGTTTGTCCACAACCTTGATAACAACCATTGTAATATCTGGATCAGCCAGGAACCCCAGGGGGGGCAGAAGCGCCACCAATGCCAAAAGCCCCTTGACGTCGTGGAAAGAATTATATCCACCCACACGAACCCCGGCGGGCTTGTGGTGGACTTTTTCGCCGGGTCCGGCAGCACCGGAGTGGCTGCCGTCCGCACCGGGCGGGCCTTCCTGCTGATAGACAACGACGAAAAACACCAGGCAGCCGGGGCCGCCTGGATCGAGAAAGAACGACAAAAAGCCCTTTGCACCTGAGTGCAAAGGGCAAAAAAAGAAGCACGGCCACGCCAATGGCCGCACTTCCAAAAAGTGCCAGGGGATTAACTACACGCTAATTATAGCGCACCGGTGGCACTTTGTCAACGCGCTGGCGGAAGCCAGCATGAGGGGCTTGTATGGGGTGATAAAAACAGAACGGTCCCATTATAGGAGGTAGCCACCATGAAGACGGTACAAAGGGAAAGGCGGTATGTTTGCGGACAGACCAAACAGAACGCCCAGTACCAGGAAATCGAAATATACACCGTAGGCACGGACAAGAAGAGCCGGGAACGGGAGAAAGAGAAAAGCACCCCTATTCCTTTCCGGGGCAAGAACCCAGAGAAGTGGGACGGCCATAACGCCAAACGTTCCCGGAAGTGGTTTCTTCGGTTAGTGAATACCAACTTCACGGAACAGGACACACATACCAGCTTGACCTATTCAAACGAATTTCACCCGGATACGGAAGAGCAGGCAGAGCGGGACATAACCAACTTTATGCGCCGAGTGCGGGCAAAATGCAAAAAGAAGGGTCTGCCACCCCCGGAAGCCCTTATCGTGACAGAACACCAGGACGCCGACCCGGCAACGGGGCAGAAGGCTGTCCGCTTCCATCATCATGTTATTTTGAAATGCGGCCTTTCCCGTGACGAAATCGAAAGCTGTTGGCACCGGAAAAAGAAACCTATGGGCTGGGCCAACTGTGACCGGCTGCGGCTGGACAAGGGCAGTCTGGAAGCCCTGGCTAATTATCTGATGAAATACCCGAAGCGGAAGCACAGATGGAAGCGCACAAAGGGCATTATAGACCCGATCCTGCCCAGACCCAACGACAGCAAGTATTCCCGGCGTGGTATCGAAAGGATTGCCAAAGACCCCGCTTTATTACATGACCGGGACTTCTGGGCAAAGAAATACCCAGGTTGGGAGCTTATCGAAGCCCAGGCCGAACATAACGAATACTGGGGCTGGTCCATCATGCTGAAAATGCACCGAATACCAGAACGAAGGGGGCGGCCTTATGCCTGTTAGATTGCAAGACCTGGGGCCAGCTGCCCAGCGGCAGGCCATTGAAAAACTGCACCAGCTGGAACAGGAACGGAAGAAAGCCAGAGCGGGGCCGAAGATCAGAGCGCCGGACGAAGGCAGCAAGCTAGAACAGGAATATTACATGGCCTTTATCTGGCCCAGAGAGTTGGCCGGAGAGGTTGAGCGGGTGGAGCGGCACACGCGGTTCGAGCTATTACCAAAAGCCGAATACTGCGGCATTTCCTTGCCAGCGGCCCACTACACCCCGGATTTTTTGATTTACTACAAGGACGGCACGGTGGAAGCCGTGGAGGTTAAGCACGAAGCTATCCGCAAGAATCAGCGGGACTATATTTACCGCCGCCGTCTGTTTATTGACGTTATCGCCCGCCCGAATGGGTGGCGGTTCACAGAATACATAAAACGGGAGGATAAAAAACCATGACCGATCTGGAAAAAGCTATTGAAGCCATTGAGAAGCAGCAGGGCAAGCTCAAAAAGTTTAGCATGGCCCACACCGTAGGCGAACAGCTGAAAGACATTTTGAGAGATCAGCCCACCGCTGCCGGTATCGTATTGCAGGACCTTGCAAACGCCGGTATGGGTATCGTGGACTGTGAAAAGAAAATCGCGGCCTATGCCAGAGAACACCGGGAAGGAAACGGCGGTTGCTGCCCACCCCAGGAAGCAGACCGCATTATCCGGGAGTTTTACGGCATACCTGCCCGCGTGGTAATTGGCATCGATCTGGCAAACGGCCCGGACTTCACCGCAGAAGTAAAACCGGCACCGAAGCCCAAAAAGTTCAACCTGGCTAATTACCTGTAAGGGAGGGACAGAAGTATGGACCTGGTGAAGTTGTTACCGGACCGCCCCACAATGAGCGACACGAGCTTGTCCGCGTGGTTAATGGATCACGGCGGGCGCGGGCGGGAAGTACTGACCTATCGTAAGGAAAAAATACGGAACCCCTTAACCGAACAGCTGGAACCCGTGGCCCGCTGCACCTGTTCAGCCTGCGGCGGTGAATGGCTGACCAATGTATACGGGTACAATGGCACATACCCGGAATTTGAAAACCATGACGGTATATGTCTAAACGGCCATGCAACCACCTGCCCGGAGTGCGGGGCAAAGGTGGAAGCTGCATATTATACCAGGCTGAAAAAACACCCCATCAAAAGCACCGCTTACCCCTGGGAGGTTATCAACATCGGCGGAAATATCGCCTTTATCTGTTGGGCGATTATTTACGAAATTGACGAATACGGCCCAGCACTATACCCGGAGAAGCGAAACGCCTATGTTTTGGACACCGCAGGCCGGTGGCACCGCTACACAGCTATGGAACGCATGGGCTGGTCCAGCATGAGCAAAATGGAATATACCGGGCATTGGTACAAGATGGAAAAATTCTCTGTCACAGACGGCGGATGGTCCAAAGTTCTGCCACACGATCCCGGAGTGTACGAAGGCACCGCCCTGGAAAATGCCAAATTGGAAAAGCTGGAAGCCACCGGCGCCGCTGTCGATCTGCTGTTATATGCCAGGACCTACACCCGGCACAAGAACATCGAAAACATAACCCAAAATACGCCCACGCTTGCGGCGGCTGCCATGCAGTACATTAAAGGCCCCATGGGCCTGGACTGGATCAACTGGAAGACGGCGCGGCCCCATGAAATGCTTTATATGGACAAGCAGGAATATAAAGCCGTGGCGGCCCTGTCGGAACCGGAAAGCCGGGAAGTTATCGCCCATCAACACGCGGTTGCAATCTGCAAGGCGTGGGGAGCTCCCAAAGAGTACGCCGGGAAGCTGGGCGCTGCCGGTATCGGATTCGCCATTGACCAAAAGAAAAATGAAACCCTACACCGCTGGGGCCTGGTTGCCACCTGGAATTATATCTGCAAGCAAGCGGCGGCAATGGCGGATCAGCCGAAGCGGGACCGCCTGCAAGATGCAATTTCCCTTTGTGTGGATTACTGGGCAGACATGGAAAAGGCGGGGCTGGACACCGAAAGCCGGGTTGTGGTATTCCCGTCAAACGTCCGGACGGCCCACGCCCGCGCGGTACAGGCTATCAAGTATGCCCAGGATGAAAAGCTGCGGAAAGCCTTTGCAAAACAGGCCGAAAGACTGGCACCGCTGCAATGGGAACACGGCGGCTTGCTTATCACACCGGCGCAGAATGAGGGCCAGCTGATTGCAGAAGGTAAAATCCTGGGACATTGCGTGGGCGGTTACGGTGAATCCCATTGCAAAGGAAAAAGTATTTTCTTTATTCGTCACACCGACGCGCCGGATCTTCCGTTCTACACTTTGCAGTTAAATACAAAAACCGGCGTGGTGCTGCAAAACCGTGGAGAAAGGAACCGGGACAGGACCCAGGAAGTCCGGGACTTTGAAGAACAATGGCTGGCCGTTATCGTGGCCCCATGGATTCAGAAGAAAACCAAAGCCGCCAAACCGGCGACGGTATAAAATTCTCATTTTTTAGGAGGAACAAAAAATGGAACAGCTTGCAATTTTGAACAATATCACCAGCATGACGGTGGAACAGCAGGAAGCCGCCGCTATGCACTTCGAGATCGTCCAGGCCGCGAAGACCGCCGTTAATAGTCTGCTTGACCTGGGCCGGAAGTTGAAGCGCATGAGGGACAGCGGGCGCTATAAAGACCTGGGTTTTTCTTCCTTTGCTGAGTACACCGAAGCGGCGGTAGGTATCAAGCAGCGGCAGGCGTACAACTACATTACCGTTGTCGAAAGCCTTCCGGCCCGTCTGATTGAAGAGAACGCGGCGGCAGGCGTCACAAAGCTGGCCTTGCTTTCTAAGCTGAACCCGGAGGACCGGGAGGACTTGACCGGCGACACCCTGGCAAATATCACCGTGGCGGAACTGAAAAAGCTGGTTGAAGAGCGGGACGCCATGGCCCAACAGCTTAACCTCTTCCAGCAGGAAGAACAGGTGGAACCCGTGGCCGAAGTGGAAGCGGAACCCATTGACGCCGACGCAATCCGGCGGCAGGCCATAGAGGAAACCCGGCAGCAGATGGCCGCTGAGTTTGCAGAAGAGCGGGCAAAGCTGGAAGCTGCCCACGCCGCCGAGATCAACGAAGCCACGCTGAAGGCCGAGAAGGCCGCAGCTGCCGAAGTCCGCAAGGCAAAGGCCGACGCCAAACAGAAGGCCCAGGCAGAAACCGAAAAGCAGGTGGCCCAGGCCCGGAGGGAAGCGGCCCAGGAAGCAGCAGCCCAGCAGGAAGCCAAGGACCGGGCGGCGCTGGCCCAGGCCCAGCAGGCCGAAGCAGAAGCCAGAGAGCGGGCCGAAGCTATGGCCAAACAGCTGGCAGCCAGCAGCGACGAAGACGGCGTCCGGTTCTTCCTTCTGTTTGAACAGCTGACCGACAAGGTGGACGCCATGCGGGAGCTTGCGGCCACTATGCAGGAAAAAGGCAAGACAGACCAGGCCAGCAAGTTCATGGGTGCATTGCGTGGGGCGCTGGCCGACGTCCTGGCCGATCTGGAAGGGGGCGCGGCATAATGTGGCAGTCATACTTCCTTATGGGCTGGGAGCATACCGGCGCTTTCCTGGCCCTGTTCCTGGGTGGCCTTGCCGCTGTCCTGCTTGCACTTCTGGCCCTGGCCGTGGTACTGCTTGCCCTGGTGGCGGTCCTGTCCGTTATGTTCGACCGGATCACCAGAGCCATGGCAAAACGTTGGGAGAAGACCGGCAAGCGCCCGGCATATCGCTGGGCTGAGATCATAGCAAGGGGGCGGCGGCATGAAGAATAACAGCCAGAAAGAACAGAACGAAAAGAAAAAGGCGGCGTTAAATGAATACCTGGACGCGCTGAAAGAAGTGGATTACTGGGCCAACAAGGTGGAGAACATGGAGAAATCCAACGGCTACCGCAGCCCGGACGCCACCGCTGCACCGATCAGCGGAAAGGTTGGTAACCCCACAACGTCCGCCGTCCTGGAACTGGAAACAGCCAGGGAAAACGAACAGGACGCCCGGCAGTATGCCAGGGATGCAAAGCGCCGCGTGCTTGCACTTATTAAACAGGTCCCGGCAGGTGAACAGCGGGTCTTACTCATGCGCCATTATATCGACGGCATGAGCTGGGAGGACGCGGCAGAAGCAGAAGGAAAGTCCCGAACCTGGGCCACCAACAACCACGGCACCGCATTGCTGCATATTCACATTCCGGATCAGCAGAAAAAGCGGTGACAAAAAGTGTCCAAAAGTTTCCAAAAAAGATTTTTACAATCTTGAAAGTGTACGCTGTCGTGTGATATTTTGTTATCGAGTAAAGCCACGGGACACAACCGGGGCGGATATATTACCAAGAAAGCCGTAGGCCAAAGCCTGCGGCTTTCTTATTTTCTGCCGGAGGTGCCGCCGTGGCCTTGCCTTACAACCCGGACAGCTGGCCTGCAAGTTGGATTTTGCAGTTAATTGCAAAGGGACAGCTTGAATTATTCTACCTGTCAAAAGAATGGAAGCGCTTCCGTCTGTACATCTTGAAGTCCAGGCCATGCCGGTGCCAGCTGTGTGAGCGGAAGACACCGGCAGTCGTGACACCGTTACGCAAGCCATGGGAGAAGAAGAGCAGCAGCAATGACCGGCGGCCCGTCGCCATTGTCCACCACGTCAACGAAGTAAGGAAGCGGCCAGACCTGGCCCTGTCTGAGTACGACGAACACGGGGAGCCTAACACGATCATAGTTTGTCCTGGGTGCCACTGGGATGAACACCATAAAAGAAAAATTCCCGTAACAGAAGAACGATGGTAGCCAGGACACCCCCCGGTCCCCGAAACCGAAATCCCCCCGGATTTGGAAACCGAGGCACAGGGTGGACAAAACGGGGCCGTCGTGCGCGCGAGGAAAAAATGGGGAAAAATTCGACACCGCTTTAGATGTTCGCGCGCGTGTGCGCGTGCGTAATGGAAACCGCCAAAACACCAACAGAAAGGGGCTGAGAATGTGACCGCAGAAGACGTTAAAAAAAGCCTGATACGGCAGCTGGAAGACCGGGGCGCAAATGTTGACCACTTCCTGGCCCTTATCGACGACTATGTTTTTTATTACAAGCAGGAAAAGAAGGCACAGGCCGACGTCCGAAAAAATGGCTTGACGATCACCGCCCGCAGCGCGTCCGGCAAAGAGTACGACAAGGAAAACCCGGCAATTAAGGCGGCGGCCTTGTACAACAAGCAAAAACTTTCGATCCTGCGCGAACTGGATCTGAGGACGGACACCGTACCGCCCCCGGATGAAAGCGGCGGCGACCTGTGACCCACTACATACAGGACTATATAGCCCTGGTGAGGTCCGGCACCGTGCCGGTGTGCCGGGAACAGATACTGCTTGTGGACCTGGTGGAGCGGACTTTTCAACAGGAAAGCATTTATGTGGACGAAGAGCAGCTGGCCCGGTATATGGATCAGCAGAAGTATTTTCCATACAAGCTATTGGAGTGGGAAACCTTCTGTTTTGCCCTGCATAACTGCGTATATAAAGCCCCTGGGCGTCTGCGCTGGCCCATTCTTATGATTGTCGTGGGCCGTGGAGCCGGTAAAAACGGCTATTTGGCCTTTGAAGATTTTTGCTTAATTACCCCCATCAATGGTATTGAAAAATACAACATTGATATGTTCGCCAATTCGGAGGACCAGGCCCGCGCCACCTTCGACGATATTTACGACATTCTGGAAAGTAACAAACGGTACTTTGAGAAGTATTTCACCTGGAACAAAGAGGAAATAAAGAACCGAAAAACCAAAAGCCGGATAAAGTACTACACCCGCGCCCCTAACTCAAAAGACGGCGGACGCCCCGGTAAAGTTGATTTTGACGAATTACACGCCTACATAAACAGCGCCTTGCTGGATGTTGCTGTCACCGGCCTGGGCAAGCGGCCTATGCCCCGGCGTACTTACATTTCTACCCAGGGCAACGTCCGGGACGGTCCACTTGACCGATACATGACAAAGGGCCTTAAAGTGCTGCAAGGCACGGAGCCGGACAACGGTTGGTTATATTTCTTCTGCCGCCTGGACAGCGACGAAGAGATCCACCAGCCGGAAGCCTGGGCCAAAGCAAACCCGTCTTTGAACGATCCCACCCGGCAGGAACTTCGGGAAGAAATGCTGCTGGAGTATGAGGAATACAAACAGGACCCGGCCAGCCATTCCGCGTTCGCAACCAAAAGAATGAACCGCCCCCAGGGCAACACCGAAACGGAAGTCACCAGCTGGGACAACATTATGGCCGCAAATCAGCCATACCCGCCCGGAGAGCCAGACGAAGTACATACCGCTGTTTTCGGCATCGACTACGCCGACACGCGCGACTTTGTGGCGGCGGGCATCCTCTGGAAAGTGGGTGACGTCTGGTGCTGGAAAGTCCATAGCTGGATTTGTACCCAAAGCCCAACCCTGCCCCGGATTCAGTTTCCCTACATGGAAGCCGTGGCCCGGCAGGAAGCCACCCTGGTGGACGAACCGCAAATACCGACGGAGTACCCGGTGGCCTGGATCGAAGAGCAGGCCCTACAGAACGATATACGCTTCGGCGCAATCGACCATTTCCGTGTTGCGCTCATGCGTAAGACCTTGAAGGAAAGCGGGTGGGACCCAGACCCGAAGCGCGGCAATATCAAATTGACATATAAACCGGAAGTTTCCGAGGTTGCGCCGATCCTTATCAGTGCTTTCATTTCCCATAAAATCCGTTGGGGCGATTCCATGACAATGCGATGGTATACGAATAACGCCTGCCGGAAGATTGACGGCAACGGAAATATAACCTTTGAGAAGATAGAGCCGAAAACCCGGAAAACGGACGGTTTTATGGCCCTTGTGGCGGCTTTCATCGTCGCCAATAAACACGAAGACATTTTCGAGGTATTACCCGACGTTTCCCAGCTTCCGGGCGTGTTTATCTTCTGAGCGGCCCACCGGCTGCCTTTATTGCCTGGAAAGGAGGTGAGAACAACATGAGATTTACGGACTTTCTGGCCGACCTGCTGGACTTCGGAGAGCGGGACAAAGACGGGAATATCGTAGTAAAATCCGGCCTTACCGGGTCCGCTGCTTCCAGGCTGAACGTTGAGGAAATCGCCCTGTTTTCCGTTATCGACCTTGTGGCGTCTACCGCTGCAATGTGCGAATGGAGAACTTACCAGGCCGGTGTATACACCCAGGCGGAAGACTGGTACAGGTGGAATGTAGAGCCGAACCAGAACGAAAACGCCTTTTTCTTCCGGCGGTTGCTTTTTGCCCGGCTGCTGCGGTTTAACGAAGCGCTGGTTATCCAGAGGGCAGACGGCAGCGTGTACCTGGCTGACAGCTTCGGGCGTGATGTATACGCCTTCCGGCCTAACCGATATACCGGGATCACCTGCAACGGCCTAACGCTCCACGGCGACCGGCAGGAAGAGGAAGTATTTTACTTCCGACTTGCAAACCAGGACGCCGCCGGACTGCTGCACCGGATCAACGGGTTATATGCTGACGCAATGGCCGAAGCCCTGGACAAGTACAAGCATAGCGGTGGCCGCAGCGGCGTGCTGAAAATTTCCGGTAATGCCACCAAAAACAAGAACTACGAAGACGACGTGGCCAGGATCATGCAGACCCGATTCAAGGCGTTTTTTGAAAACAAAAACGCCGTTATCCCTCTGTTTGATGGCTATGAGTACGTCCCCCATGACGGCCCAGCTTCCCAGAAAATCAACGGAGAAGTGGGCGACATGGAAAGCCTTATGCGGCAGGCCCAGGACCGGGCTTGCAATGTCTACCATTGCCCCCCGTGCCTTCTGCGCGGTGATGTTACCAACCAGGACGAAGCTGTCCAAAACCTTTTGACATTTGGCGTAAAACCTGTGGTTTTGACGGTGGAAACCGAAGTGAACCGCAAACAGTACGGGCGGCATATTCTGGACGGTTGGCATACCCGTATTGACATGACCCACATCCGCGTCGTTGATATTTTCGACGTTGCGGTTAAGTTGGACAAGCTGATACAGGACGCCATGGTCAACACCAATGAAAGCCGTGGGCTGGTTGGCCTTGACCCGATTCTGGCAGAATGGGCCAACACCTACCACCGCACCAAAAACATGGAAGCGGTCAACGCCCCGTTGAAAGGAGGTGAAAACACATGAGTTTGATTCCTATGAAAGTACGCCATGAGGTCAAAGCCATGGCGACCGGGCGCGTCTTTGAGTTCTATATCACGGACGACATTCAGCCGGATGGCCGCCGGTTCAACTACGATACATATACCTGGGAGCGGGTGGAGAGCAACACCAGCCAGCGGTATTTCGTGGAAAATCTGAAAGACGTAAAGGAAGGCGACACCGTAAACCTGTATATCAACAGCATGGGCGGCAGCGTCAAGGAAGCGCTGGGCATTTATAGCGCCCTGCGCCGGTGCCCTGCCACCGTGGTGGCCTACATTGACGGTTTTGCTGCTTCCGCTGCGTCCATCATCGCTATGGCGGCCAGCAAAGTGGTAATGCCCCGCAATACCACCATGATGGTACATAATGCAGCCTGGGCCGTGTATGGCAATTCCAAAGACCTGCGGAAGTCTGCCGACGATCTGGATATTATCAACGCGGCTATGCTGCAAAGCTACATTGTCAAGGCGGGCGGCAAGCTGACCCAGGAAAAGCTGGAAGAACTGACCGACGGCGAAACCTGGCTGAGCGCCGAAGAGTGCATCCAGTACGGCCTTGCGGACGAATACGCGGAACAGGACGCCGACCTAGAAACCGCGGCAAAGCAGTACCAGCAGGCCCACGCTGCCTTCCAGCGCCGGGAAATTCCCAACCTTCCCGCTGCCATGGCTGCAGCTATTTCGGCGGTTATGGCGACACCGGAACCGCCCGTTCCCACCCCTGCGCCTGCCGATCCCCCGGCAGACCCCAAGCCCAAAGAAACTAGCTGCTTGAACGATATTCTTGCGGCAGTAATGAAATGAATGGAGGAATGTAACCATGAAAATCAAGAGCAACGACCTGTTTGCCCAGGTTAAGAAGCAGCACGAAACCACCCTGTCCGCTGCTTTCAAGTCCGGCAATCCCGAAGAGATTGCCCAGGCTATGACCGCATTTTTTGACGGCATGAACGAAGCCGTCCTGCAGCGCGCCGCCGAGGAAATCGACGCCCGCAACCAGGACGCTACCATTCTGGCCGCCCGTGGCGCCAATGTTCTGACCACCGCAGAACGCGAATACTACGACGGTCTGGCTAAGGCGCTGAAGTCCGCTGACCCCCGTGCTGCTGTCGCAAATTACGAAGTGGCAATGCCCCAGACCGTTGTCGACCGGATCATCGGCAGCATCCGCAAGAATCATCCCTTACTGGACAAGCTGAACTTCGTCAATACCGCATATCTGACCCGTATTCTGGTCAACGCCAAGCCCGCCCAGCTGGCCGCCTGGGGCAAGATCACCGGCGCGGTACAGAAGGAAATTGAGGGCGGCGTCCAGGAAATCGCCCTGACCATGTGCAAGCTGTCCGCCTTCATGGCTATTTCCATGGACCTGGTAGACCTGGGTCCCGAATGGATGGACACCTACGCACGGGAAACCCTGTCCGAAGCCATTGCCTTCGCCCTGGAAAGCGGCTGTGTGGCAGGCACCGGCAAGGATGAACCCATCGGCATGGTCCGCGACATTTCCCCTTCCGCTTCCGTCCAGGATGGCGTATACCCCAAGCAGACCCCCGTCCCCGTCAAGCGTCTGGACGCTAAGACCATGGGCGGCCTGCTGGCAAAACTGGCCCGCGACCCCAACGACACCACCGGCGCAACCGCCCGCGCTGTGGATCCCCGCGACATCATCATCATTTTTAACCCCTTCGACTACTGGGAAAAGGTTTTTGCTGCCACCACCCTGCTGGTTGGCGGCCAGTACATGACCAATGTGCTGCCCATTCCTGCCGAAATCTTCCAGTCTGCCGCTCTGGCAAAGGGTGAAGCGGTTATCGGTATCGCCCCCTATTACTTTATCGGCATCGGCCCCGCTGGTAAGCAGGGCACTATCGTGGCCGACGATTCTGTAAAGTTCCTGGAGGATCAGCGCGCCTACAAGGCAAAGCTGCACGGCAATGGCCGCCCCCTGGACCAGTACGCTTTCCTGCTGCTGGATGTTTCCAATCTGGAAGCCATTGTGTCCACCATTGTGGAGGTTGCCGGTACTGTTGCCACTAAGGAACAGGCTTAACCCGGAGGGCTAAACTATGGCGGTATTGACCAAAGAACAGGTATACGCCCGCGCGCTTAACCGCATGGGCTACACCTGGGAACTGGACGAAAAGCAGAAAGCAGACGTGGAAGCTGCCATAGAGGAAGCAGAAGCCCTTCTCCGGGCCAGGGCGGGCAGCCCAGAGCTTGACCTGACCGGCCCGGAGTATATCGGCCTGCTGATAAATTGCGCCTGGTACATCGTTAACAAGCGCCGCGCTGAGTTTGAAGAGGACTACCGCGCGGAAATTGTTAACTTGCGCTTAGTGGAGGGATTCGGCTGTGGCAAAGAAACAAGTACAGTTTGAAAACTTTAACGACGGCGTGTGTGCCCTCTGGCAACTGGACAAGACCAAAAAACCCACCTTACTGCTGGGGAATGTACGGTTCCAGGAACGGACTGTAGGCATCAAGCGCAATTTTGAAGCAGAGCAGGCGGGCCACACGGTCCAAAAGCTGATACGCATACCCAGGATGGACTTTATCAAACCGGGCGTTTTCGTGGTCATTGAGGACCAGCAGTACACCGTATTACAGGCCCAAAAGATTCTTGATACGATCCCGGAGTGTATGGACCTTACCCTGGAAAACCCCACAATCCTGCTTAACTTCGACGAAAGCGAGGTGGGAGCCGGTGGCCGGGTCTGATTTTACTACCGAACTTGTTGCAGTGCTGCAAGATTATACAGACGATGCAAAAATCGCCGTAAACAAAGCGGTGGAAGAGTGCGGCAAGGGACTAAGAAAAGATATAGCGGCCCAGGCCCCGGAGCGAACCGGCAGTTATAAGAAAAATTGGGTTTGTGATTTTTCGGGCGGTGGCATAGATGCAAAGTCAGCCACCGTTAGAAACAAAAAACATTACCAGTTGACCCACCTGCTGGAAAAGGGACATAAAAAACGCGGCGGAAAAGGCCGCGTAAAGGCTTATGTTCACATTGCCCCGGCTGCCGAAAAGTGGACGGAAGAATTTGAACAGAGATGCAAGGAGGCGTGTAAAGGCGAATGATAAGCCGTGAAAAGATTCTGGAGCGCCTGGACAATACGGGTATTCGGATAGAGGACGAAACGGCGGTGCCGATCAATGGCGCAACCGTCCCGCTTCCGTATATGGTAGTCCGCAGCGAAGAAAACGATAAATGGGACGATAAGGGCCGCGTGCGCGTGGTTACGATCACATGGACCGTCGTTCTGTTTACCACAAACAAGGATTTTGCACTTGAGTGCAAAATCAGAAAAGCGCTTGCCGGTCTGACTGTGGAAATTGAGCGTTTCCCGGACGGTGAGCCGTATTCTGTTTATTTTACCTTTACTACGAAAGGAGCAAGCACATGAGTACCACAAACACCATCGACAATTCCGAAGAGATCATCCTGGGCAGTGGCGACCTGTATATCGTGGACTTTACCGGTGAAATCCCGGAAGATACCGAAATCGAAAAGGACGAAAACCGCGCCGGTAACATCAAGGGAGGCGCAACGCTGGAATACTCCATCGAAAGCCAGACCGTCCAGGACGATAAGGGCCGCGTGAAAAAGACGATTATCACCAAAGAAACCGTACTTTTCAAAACCGGCCTTATGACCTGGATCAAAAAGTTTATGCAGGCAATCATCCAGACGGCCCGCATTGACGAAACCACCAAGGCAGGCCACCGGGTCTACAAACTGGGCGGCCTTGCCAATCTGAACAAAACCCGCTATCTGTGGCGGTTTGTTCATACCCGCGACGATGGCCGTAAGCTGCGTATTACCGTCACCGGCAAGAATACCGGTACCATTTCCCTGGCTTTCCAGCCCGAAAACGAAACCGTGGTTGACGCTGAGATCACGGCGGACACCCTGGACAGCGCCGGTACTCTGGTCATTCTGGACGATGAAATGCTGAAGTCCACCCAGACGACCAACACCGGCAGTTAATGGAGGGTAGGCCATGTTTAAGCTGAGCGCTGTACAGGTCCGGCACTATGAATTTGAACACCCGGACGACGGCACCGTCCTGCATATCCTGCCCCCGAAGCTGGACACCATGGAGATTTTCAACAAAGTGTTTACGAACACCGAGTCCACCCCAAAAGACCTGGCAGGTGTAACCGGCGCGATTCTTTCCAACAACGAAGAGCACGTGCGGATCACCGGCAAACAGTTGATGTACTGGGCAAATGTGGACCAGCTGTCTGCGCTGGTTGAAGACTTCCTGGGCTGGCTGAACAAAACCAAAGCCGATAACCCAAACTGATAACCCCCAGCTATCCCGACAAGGATAGCGAGGGGGTCCCCTTCTCTATCACAACGCAACGCCAAAAGGTAGTTGCGGACTATGCGGGTATTTCTCTGTTTGAGGTTTACCAGCTGGATATTTTCACATATTGGGCGCTGCTGCACGACGCCATTGTTTACGGCAACGCGCAGACCGAAGAGGGCCGGAAGTGGCTGCACAATGCGTGGAGATTGACCCAGGTAACCCCGGACTATGGAAAACTGCATGAAAAATACGGATGAAAGGAGGATGAACCGTGAACGCAAAAGTTAGAGGAATAACAGTAACCATCAACGGCGACACCAAGGGCCTGGGCAAAGTCCTGGACGCTGCCAAAAAGCAGAGCATGGGACTGAGCAAAGAACTTCGTGAGGTTAACAAAGCCTTGAAGCTCAACCCGTCCAGCATCACCCTGCTGTCTGAAAAACAGGCCATACTTGCCGATTCTGTAAAGGCCGCCCGTGAAGAACTGAAAGCATTGGAAGCCGCCCAGGGCGACGTCGAAAAGATGTACGCCGCCGGAGAAATTGACCGGGGCGCCTATCTGGAATTTCAGCGAAAACTTGAGGCGGCCCGCGACAACCTTAAACGGTTGCAGGATCAGCAAGTGGAGTTTGGCGGCGTAGTCGGCCAAATTATGCAGCAGGCCGGTCAAAGTGTTACGGACTTCGGTAAAAAGGTGGAAGGCGTGGGCGAAAAGCTCATGCCCATATCTGCGGCCACCGCTGCGGCGGGTGCTGCATCGGTAAAAATGGCCTTTGACTTCGAGGACAGCATGGCCAAAGTGGCAACTATTGCAGACGCTACGGAAGTCCCCCTGGCCGATCTGGAAGCGGCAATCCTGGAACTGAGCGACGAAACCGGAATTGCCGCCGGTGAAATCGCCCAAAACGTCTATGATGCAATCAGCGCGGGCCAGAAGACCGGCGACGCCGTTAACTTCGTCCGTCATGCCACCGATCTGGCCCGCGCCGGTTTTGCAGACAGCAGCGACGCCCTGGACCTGCTTACCACCATTATGAACGCCTACAAGCTGGAAGCTGAGGAAGTCGTCAACGTTTCCGACATTCTGATAGCTACCCAGAATTTAGGCAAAACCACGGTTGCGGAACTGTCCGCGAGTATGGGCAAGATCATTCCCACGGCCAACGCGGCAGGCGTCCAGCTAGACCAGGTGGCGGCGGGATATGCCCTTATGACCGCCAACGGTGTGGCAACGGCTGAAAGCACCACATACATGAACAGTATGTTAAACGAGCTTAACAAGTCCGGCACCACCGTTTCCGACACCTTGAAGAACCAGACCGGCAAGAGCTTTTCCGAATTGATGGCCGAAGGCTACACCCTGGGCGACGTCCTGGGCATCATCAACACCGCCGCAATGGCTGACAATAAATCCCTTATGGATATGTTTGGCAGCGCCGAAGCGGCAAAGGCTGGCTTGATTCTGCTGGGTAACGATGTTACCGCCGTCGAAAATGGACTGGTGGAAGCAGGCGGCGCGGCGGGCGATTTTAACAATATGCTTGCAGGCATCCGGGACGGAAGCGGCGGTACCGCGTCCGCCCTGGAAAAGCTGGACACCAATAACCGCAAAATTGCGGTAGCACTTAACCAGGCCAAAAACGCCGCGCTGGACTTCGGCCAGGTGGCGGGTGGTATGCTAGCCCCGTACATCGAAAAGTTTGCCGGACTTGTAGAGCAGGCCACGGACAAGCTGAAAAATATGGACGAAGGCCAGAAAAAGACCATTGTCACCATTGCTGCTATTGTGGCGGCGGCTGGCCCTTTGCTTACTATTGTCGGCAAGGGAATCCAGCTGACTGGTAGCCTTATCACAAAAGGCGGTGAGATCGTTACAACCTTCACCGGAGCCGCCGCAGCCTTGAAGAGCGGCGCGTCCGCTTTTTCTCTGGCGGGTACCGGTGCCAAGGTGGCGGGTGCAGCTATTTCTCTGCTGTCAAACCCAGTTACTGCAACCATTGCCGTAGTTGGGGGCCTAATCGCTGTATTCACTACGATGTACAACAAGTGTGAATGGTTTCGGGAGGGCGTCAACAACCTAGCATCCGGGGCAGTTGATATATGGAATACCTGCATGGATGGCCTAAAAAATGCTGCGGATGTAGGCTTGACAGCTTTACAAGCCACCACCCAGCAGAAACTTGACACTGTGCGCGCTGCCTATGAAAGCAACGGCGGCGGCGTCCGTGGTATTGTAGCGGCGACTATGACAGCGATACGGGAAGCCCATACCTTTGGCCTGGATTTTATCGACAATCTGACAGGTGGAAAACTGTCCAGCATTGCCGAACATTTCCGCTCGAAACTGGAACAGGCCCGCAATTCTGCATCCACAATCATGGAAAACATTAGAGGTGCATTTTCTGAAAAAATCGAAAATGCCCGCTCTGTTGTCGCCCAGGGTATTGAAAAAATCAAAAGCTGTTTCAATTTCTCTTGGAGCCTGCCCAAAATCAAACTACCCCATTTTAGTATTTCCGGTAATTTTAGTCTGAATCCGCCAAGTATCCCGAAGTTTAGTGTTTCCTGGTATAAGGACGGCGGCATCCTATACGGTGCCCAGCTTTTCGGAAGGCTGGGAAACAAGATGCTTGGAGGCGGAGAAGCAGGCCCGGAGGCAGTGCTTCCGTTGTCTAAATTCTACCAGAAATTAGAATCCATCCTGGCTAAAAACATGGGCAAAACAAGCCTTGTTGTACAGGTTGGCATTGAACACTTTGAAAATACAAGTGGACAAGATGCAGAAGACTTTGCCCGGGTAGTTGCACAGAGAATACAGCACGAATTGGAAATCCGGGAGGTAAGTTTTGCATGAATGGAATCAATTATTTTTGCTATGGGGATTTCTGTTCAGCAGATCATAATATTATTATTACCGCACCACCACCGGAAGTCATTGCGGAGCGGGATGTGGAAATCGTAAGTATTGCGGGACGGTCAGGCGATCTAATCCGCGATAACGAACGATATAAAAATATTACCGTTTCGTTCGAGTGTGCTGTCATCCCTCCCGATGACAGCAACATGAGAGCAGTTTTAATCAATGCCATAGATAAACTGAATCCGGCAGCTGATTACAGGCGTTTGACTACAACATACGATCCCGAACATTTCCGCATGGCCAGAGTCGTTTCCGGAATTTCTGTGGATAGCATCGTTGAGCAAGCCGGTATTTTCAAAATTGCATTTGATTGCAAGCCCCAACGTTTTTTAGTGGCGCAGGAATACGCCACTACGCTGACAGAAGCAACCACCTTCTGGAACACAAGCGGTCAACCCGCGAAACCTCTTATAACCGTATATGGAACCGGCCCGGGTACACTGACCATCGGGAATATCACTGTGGATATTTTGGCACTGACCGATCAAATTACACTTGACTGTGACCTTATGACAGCATACAGGCAAATCGGTGATGCAGCGGCTGAGAATAAAAATAATGATATTTACGCACCGGAGTTTCCGATACTATCCCCCGGAGAAAACAAGATCAGTTGGACCGGAGGTATCAAGAAGATTACTATCATTCCGCGAGGGTGGACACTATGAAACCGATCTTATATTCTGACACCGAAACGGCCTTTGATACAAATGGACTGGGTATCCTGAGTGATGCAATCAGCACTAAGGTGGCGCAGGAATTAAATGGGCAATATGAATTGACCTTAAAGTATCCAATTACCGGTATTCTTTCGGAATATATTACAGACCGCTGTATCATCGTTGCCAAGTCTGACCCTGTGGCAGACCCGCAACCATTCCGAATATACCGCATGAATCCCGTGAGCAACGGCGTCATTACCGTCTATGCTAGGCATATTGCATACGACACTATGGGAATCCCGGTAGCACCTTTCGCAGCTGCCAGCGCAGCGGATGCCTTGGTATCTATGAAAAACAACGCTGCGACAACTTGCCCTTTTTCGTTCTCCACGGACAAAAGCACGGCGGCGGCCATGAATGCCTCTATCCCTAAATCCATGTGGAAGACTTTGGGCGGCTCTGAAGGGTCCATTCTGGATGTCTACGGCGGCGAATATGAGTTCGACCGCTACAATATCCATCTGCATACACGGCGCGGAGTTGACAGAGGCGTTTCTATTCGTTACGGGAAAAATCTCACAACGCTGGAACAAGATAGAAATTGTGCCAATGTCTATACAGGTATATATCCATATTGGACCAACTCGGACGGTAATCTTGTGCAGCTTCCCGAGAAAATCATCCACGCCGCAGGAACGTACAATTTTACCCGTATTGCAACAATAGACCTGTCTGGGGATTTTCAAGAAGCACCAACCGAAGAGGAACTGCGTTCCCGCGCAGAAAAGTACATGGCGGATAATGATATCGGTATACCGGATATTTCGTGGACTGTGCAATTTGTTCAGTTGGAGCAGACGGTGGAATATAGGGACAAGGCCTTGCTGGAACGCGTACTTTTAGGCGATACTATTACAGTTATCTTCCCTAAAATGCACGTAAATGCCCGCGCCCGTGTGGTTGGCATTGAGTATGATTCCATTCTGGAACGATACGACAATGTTACCCTGGGAAAAGTTAAAAGTAATCTGGCAGATACCATTATTCAGCAGAAACAGGAAATTGAGAAAAAACCCGGAGTATCGCTGCTGCACAGCCTTGTATCTAAACTGACAGATTCCATCACCGGCATAAAAGGCGGCGCTGTTCGCCTGTTGGACACCAACGGTGACGGCAACCCGGATGAATTGTACATTGCCGATAATGCTGACCCGGCCCAAGCTGTGAAGGTCTGGCGGTTCAACTATGAAGGTTGGGCAGCTTCCAAAACCGGCTATAATGGCCCGTTTATCTTCGGCGCCACCCTTGATTCCGGTCTATTGGCAAGCTTCGTAACCGCTGCCCAGTTGGTTGCGGGTACAATCCAGAGCAAAGACGGGGAAACCTTCTTTCTTGATTTGGATAACGGCATTTTGAACATCAAGGCCATGGGCGAAATGGAAAAAACTTTCTCAGATTTCAGCAACCAGACGGCGGAACGCTTTGCCGAAATGCAGTTGACTGCCGAGGGCCTTTCCATCGAAGTCCAGGGCCTACGGAACCAGGGCGCAACAAAGGTGACAACCCGTATCGGTTATACCTTCGATGATGACGGCCTGCGGATCCAGAAACCCGGTGAGGAAATGGAAAACAAGATGGACAACACCGGTATGTATGTCATGCGTTCCGGTGAACCCATGTTGACCGCCAACAATGACGGCGTTGTTGCAACCGATGTGACTGTACGTAACTTCCTTAACATGGGAGAAAACAGCCGATTTGAAGATTACACAGACGGAACGGACACCGCCCGAACCGGCTGCTTTGCTATGTGAGGTGGTAGTAAATGGCAAGTGGAACCATAAGTCTTGATTCAAGTAAGGCATGGGAAGGACAAATTTATTGGAGTTCTGAAATCAATATTGCCGGTAACTATTCCGATGTTTATATTTGCGCCACCATGTGGAAAACTGACGGATACCTTACGTCCTCCAACAGTTACACAAGCGGCACAATCACCATCGACGGTTCTTCCTATTCTCTGATTGGTTATCAGGAATTCAAGAATGAAGTTTGCATTTATGAGGACACCATACGGGTTTACCACAATGCAGACGGTACAAAATCCTTTACCATAAGCCTTTCCTGTAAAGGCCAGGCCAACACATCACTTTCCGGTGTGACGCTGAGCGGCAGCGGCACAGCAAAGATGGACACCATTCCCAGAACGTCCACTTTTGCGGCAACTGATGCCGCCATTGGATCAGTCAGCACAATCACCATCACCCGTGAAGCTTCCACCCTGTACCACCGTATAAAAGTGCAGTTTGGAACGCTGACCGGCTATGTGACCAATAGTGGCGGTTTTTCTTCGTCTGCGTCCACCATCACCGGCACTTCCGTGGGTTTCACCATCCCGAATGATTTCTATTATGAAATCCCAAACGGGACAAAGGGAACTTGTACACTGACCTTGTACACACTCAGCAACGGCACCGTTGTCGGAGATGCCGTCACAAAGACAATCCAGATCACCACTATTTCCAGCCGATGCAACCCCACACTTACAATCACTATGACCCACGATAATGCTGACACCGCCGCCCTGACAGGCAGCAATACGGCGTATATCCGCGGGTATTCTGATGCAAAGTGTTCCGTTGCCGCAACCGGCCGCTTTGGTGCAACCATCAAATCCGTATGGACGGATGCTGAATACACCAAAAATGATGATGGCACATATACCATCAATCCAGTGGAATCCGATACCATAACATTCTATGCAAAGGATTCCCGTGGGTAT